GTACACGAACCAAAGTACAAGCGTAAAATTTTATAATGGAACTGCTGAACAAACTATTACAAACTATTTACCTTTTGGTCAAGAAGTAAACATAAATAGTCAAACAGATTTTAGTTTAAATTTTAGTGCTGACAGAAGTACATTTAATTTAGCACCAAATTACAACAATCTATATGCTACATATTACGAAAGTTATTTACTTAATTTATTTAATGTAAGAAACAGACTTGTAAGTGTTAAAACACAATTACCAATAAGCATACTTACAAAGCTTGAATTAAATGATAGAGTAGTTATTAGAGATAAGCGTTACGTGATTAACGAAATGAAGTCGAACCTAAATACTGGTGAAGTAAGTTTTACTTTACTATTAGATTTTCGTGATGTAAGAATACCAATAGCAGTACCAACTAATCCTGGTGCAAATTGTGTAGACGTTCCAATCACTTTAGGTAATGGTGTTTGTTCTGCTGCAATTGCAACAACAACTGGTGGTGTAACTATCACACCAAGTAGTGTTACAAGTAGCCAAGTTATAAGCGTATGTGTTCCAGCAAATGCAACACCACAAACTAAAATAGTAACAGAAGAAAGTAATAGTTTACTACCTCCTATTTTAAGAAAGTATGTAGTTACAGAAGCTTTTGAAAATGTAATAACTGAAGATAGTGCTGCACAAACTATTGAATTAACAGTAACAGAAACTTATTGTAATGGTGCAGTAAACGACTATACAATTTATATAACACAACCATAAAGAAATGTTAGACAAGATAATTGAAATGCTAAAATTAACGGAACACTACGGAATAAGTGAGGAAATAGAAATAGCAAAAGGTAAGTACAAGTTAAGTGATAATTTTAAGGAAATATACAAGCAAGAACAAAGAAATTTAAAATTTAAAAAGCTTAACAATGGCACAAAAACGGACAATTAATCTTGATGTAAACACGAATGCAGAACAAGTTGGTAACCAATTCGACAACTTAAATAAAAGTATAGACGGCACTACAAAAGGCAATAAAGACTTACACGCTTCATTTGAAGAAGTTTACGGTGAAATAAAACCATTGACGGCTGAAATGGGCGAAATGGAAGACCGTCTTTACCAAATGGCTTTAGCTGGTGAACAGAACACAAAAGAATTTAAAGACTTAACAAAAGAAGTAGGTAAATATAGAAAAACACAAATTGAAACAGATTTAGCAGTAGACACGGCAGCTATGACTATGTCACAAAAACTTGGTGGTGCTTTACAAGGTGCTGCAAGTGGTTTTGCAGTTGTACAAGGTGCTATGGGTTTATTTGGTACTGAATCAGAAGAAGTTGAAGCAGCACTTTTAAAAGTGAATTCTGCTATGGCTTTAACGCAAGGTGTAGCTGGTTTACAAGAAGCTAACAAAGCTTTAGGGTTAACAAGTATAGCGACGAAAGGATTAACTATGGCTCAAAAAGGTTTGAATGCAGTTATTAATTTGAATCCTTTAGCATTATTAATTACAGGGTTAGTTTCAGCAATTGCTTACTTTACAATATTTACAGATGCAGTAGATGTTGTTATAGACAAATTAAAATCTGTAAGTGATTTTTTAGGGATTACAGATTTTCAAGCAGAAGAAGCAGCATCAAAGCGTGAACGTGAAGCAGAAGTTCAAAAGCAATTACAAGAACAAGAACAAGCAAGACAAGAACGCTTACATAATTCAAGAATGTCTGCTTTAGATAGAGAAATTGCAGTAGCTAAAGCAAATGGAAAAGACACTACTAAATTACAAAAGCAAAAAATAAATGAAGAAATTGCATTAAGAAAAGCAGCTATGGCTACGCTTTTAGTTGAACAAGAAAAATTAAAAGTATTTAAAGACCAATTTACTGCAATGGCTTCGCAAGGTGGTATAAGAGGTAAGGTTGGTCAAGCTGGTTTGGCAGCAATAGCAAAGTCAGAATCAAATGTTTTAGCATTAGAAGAAGAAATATTAAAGTTAGAAAATGATTTAGTAATACTTGATATTGAATTTGAAAAAAGACGAAAAGAAAATAAAAAAACACAATCTGATGACAAAAAGAAAACAGAAGAAGAAGCTGCTAAAAAATTAGAGAAGGAAAAAGAAACAGAAAAGAAAAGACAAGCAAACATTAAAAAATTACGTGAAGACTTTCAAACTTCTTTAGAAGCTGAAACAGAAATTGCAAATGCAAGATTTTTAAGTCAGCAAGATTTAGAAATTCAAGCAGTACAAGACAAGTATTTTAATCTAATAGAACAAGCAAAACAATATGGACTTGACACACAAGTTTTAGAAGAAAACCAACAAATTGCAATACAAGCAATAGAAAAAAAATACGCAGATGAAAAAAAGAAAGCTGATGACGAAGAAATATACGCAACAGCTGAAAGGTACGACAAGCAATTCCAACTTGCAAATGACGCTTTAGGTGCTATTAATAATTTAGTTCAAACATTTGCTGGTGAAGGTGTAGAAGCACAAAAACGTGCATTTAAAGTCAACAAAGCAATTAGTATAGCACAAGCAGTTATAAGCACGGCACAAGGTATTACGGCACAATTAGCAGTACCACAAGACGCACTTACTGGAGCTAACTTTGTAAAAGCTGGAATAGTAGCTGCAACTGGTATAGCACAAGTTGCAAAAATTTCACAAACTAAATTTGAAGGTGGTAGTAGTGGTGGTATAGACGCACCAACTGACGCTGGTGCAACTGCAACACCAACTGCACAATTTAATGTAGTCGGTGATAGTGGTATAAACCAACTTGCAGAATTACAAAACCAAAAACCAACACAAGCTTTTGTAGTATCAAGTGAAGTGACTACTGCACAAAGTTTAGATAGAAATAGAGTACAAAACGCAACACTTTAAATAATTTTAGTTATATAGATATGAAAATAGTTGAGTTAATCTTAAACGAAGAAGACGAAAACGCTGGAATTGACGCAGTAAGTTTAGTTGAAAAACCAGCAATAGAATCTGACTGGGTAGCGCTTAAAAAACACGAAGTACAATTAAAGACCATAAACGAAGAAAAGCGTTTACTAATGGGTGCAGCTTTAATACCTAACAAACAAATTTACAGACGTAACGAAAAGACGAATGAAGAATACTATATATTTTTCAGCAAAGATACAATTAGAAAAGCTTCGCAACTATTCCTAAAAGAATCTAACCAAAACAATGCTACAATAGAACACACTAAAAAAATTAGTGGTATGTCGGTAGTAGAAAGTTGGATAAAAGAAGGTGAACAAGACAAAAGTAATTTATATGGTTTTGACGCTGAACCTGGAACTTGGTTTATTACTATGAAAGTAGAAAATGACGAAATTTGGGACAAAGTAAAATCAAAAGAAATAAAAGGTTTTAGTATTGAAGGTTACTTTGCAGAAAAATTAGAAGCAAGTAAACAAGAATTTAAGTCAGTAGTAGTAGACGAAGATATCGCAATAATAGATGACCGTAACGCATATAGCACAAAAGAAAAAGCTTTACAAGTAGCTAAAGACGTTGGGTGTGAAGGTTACCACGAACACGAATTTGAAGGTAAGACTTGGTATATGCCTTGTGAAAAACATACAGAAGCACAAGAATTAGAAAGCTATTCTGACTATCCTGAAGCAGTAAGTAACAATGCAAAACGTGGTATAGAACTAAACAAAAAAAACAATAATAAGTGTGGAACACTTGTTGGAAAAAATAGAGGTGCTGACCTTGCAGCTGGTCGTGCAATTCAAGTTGAAACTATTAAACGTATGTATTCGTATTTAAGTCGTGCTAAAACTTACTATGATGACGCAGACACAAACGACTGTGGTAATATATCCTATTTACTTTGGGGTGGTCTTGCTGCATTACGTTGGTCTGAAAGTAAACTAAAAGAACTTGGTAAATTAGAAGCTACACAACAAGAACGTGACAAGCAGATAATTGAAGAACTTAAAAAAATGATTAAGGAATACGAAACCAAGAAAAAGAAAAAGAAGAAAAAAAAATATCCTAAAAAATAAAAAATGAATACTACAAAAACAGTTTATAACAGACTATTTAGTAAAAAGACGGAATTAGAAACGCATAAAATTGAACTTGCAAATGTTAAAGATATAAACAATGCAATTAATGCTTATAAAGAAGCAGAAACACAAATTACAGTTGCTGAAAGTTTTTATAAACAATCAAAAAAAGCATTTGAAGAATTTGAGAATACTTGGTCAGAATATTCTGCAAGAAAAAGTTTTGCTGAAGAATCTTTAAAAAAAGGCAAATCATTTGAAAAAGAAATTAATGAAATTGAAAAAACTGCCAAAGATTTAGGTCTTGATGTAAAACAAATTAAAGGATATCAAGAATATTTAAAATTAAAATCTAATATAGAAAAAGAATTTCAAAAAATAAACAAGTTTAAATATCCAGCAAAATAAATGCACAAACCAAAAAAAAGACGAACCAGGAAAAACGCAACACCAAGTAAGACTTCACCAAAAGGTGGTAGACGTGGTTGTTTATGTGAAGATAATACTTACCACGTAGACTGTTGTGACGGCACAATACACGCACAAGGAATAGGTAAAATTTAATCTTAAACGCAACAAAAATAAATTAAATAGTTAATAAGTTATGAATACACAAAAATCCGTTTACAATCGTTTATTTTCTAAAGTAGAAAAAACTGAACTTGAAACGCATAAAGTAGAATTAAGTTTAATAGATGACGCAAAAAAACTAACTTCTGTTTATTATGGTAAAACAGATAGTGCTAATGGTAAATTAAAAGCTTTAGCTTCAGAATCACGTTCAATTATTTCTATAATAGATGACGCACTAAAAGCAGCAGACAAAATGCCAAGTTTAATATCAAAACTTGAAACAATGGCAAAAGATTTAGGTATTAAAGTAAAAATAGAAGAACTTGAATCTATGAAAACTGCAGTTAAAGAATCTAAAGAATATAAAGATTATAAAAAGAAATTAGAAAATTTATAATATAAATAAGAAAAATGAATACAACTGAAATTTTAACCAAGATAAAAACACTTTTAGGTGTTGAAAGCGAAGAAGTAAGATTAGCACAAATGAAACTTGAAGACGGTTTAACAATCGTTGAAAGTGATTTTGAAGAAGGTGCTTCAATTGAAATAGTAACTGAAGACGGAAAAGTAAGTATGCCTATTGGCGATTACACACTTGAAGACGGAAGAATGGTAGTAGTTAAAGAAGAAGGTCTTATAGCTGAAATTAAAGAAGCTAAAGAAGAAGAAGAAGAAACTACAGAAGAAGTTACAGAAGAAGAAGCGAAGTCTGAAGAAAAAGAAGAATACGCAGAAGAAACTAAAGCACCTAAAAAAGTAATTGAATCAATTACAAAAGAATCTTTCTTTTCTGAAATCGAAAAGCTTAAAGAAGAAAACGAATCTTTAAAGAAAGAACTTGAAGGTTTAAAATTAAGTTCTGAAGAAACTTCAGTTGAAAACACGGAAGTAAAAGAAACTGAAAAAGAAACTACTGAAGTAGAACTATCTACTGAAGAAGAACCAAAACCAATAGTACACAACCCTGAAAACAAAGAACGTGTAAACTTAGGTAGAAAAATAGCACCTAACAGACAACGTACTATTATGGATAGTGTGTACGAAAGAATTGCAAATAAAAATAATTAATAATTAAAATTTAAACAAATGGCTAATACCCTAACTGGAAGCACTTATGCTGGTGAATTTGCTGGTGACTATGTCGCAGCTGCCTTACTTTCTGCTCCAACACTTGAAAAAGGTTTAATTACTGTTTTACCTAACATACACTACAAGAGAGTGATGAAAAAAATCAGTACAACTGGTAGCGTTCTTGTAAACGCAACTTGTGACTTTGACCACAATATGGACGTTGATGTTGCTGAACGTGTTTTAACTTTGAAGGAACTACAATCTAACGTACAATTGTGTAAGAAGGACTACCACCAAGACTTCATTGCAACCCAAGCTGGTTATTCTGCTTACGAATCTTTACCTGGAAACTTTAAAGATTTTATGATAGCACACGTAGCTGGAATGACGGCTGCAAAAATCGAAACTAACATTTGGGAGGGTGCAGTAGGTTCAAGTGGTCAGTTTGACGGTTTAGTAACTTTAGCACTTGCTGACGCAACTGTTGTTGATGTTGCTTCACACGCTGCTGTAACAGCTTCAAACGTAATCGATAAATTAGGTTCTATTGTAGATGCTATTCCTAACACCGTTTACGGTTCTGAAAGCTTGAAAATCTATGTATCAAGAAATATTGCAAAAGCGTATGTACGTGCTTTAGGTGGTTTTATCGCTGCTGGAGTTGGTGCAAACGGTACAGACAACAAAGGAACTCAATGGTTCTCAAATGGTGCTTTATCATTTGACGGTATTCCAGTAGTAGTAGCTAACGGAATGGCTGACGATACTGCAATGGCAGCTGAATCTACAAACCTATTCTTTGGTTGTGGTTTACTTTCAGACATTAATCAAGAAGTTAAATTCATTGATATGTCAGAAATTGACGGTTCTCAAAATTGCAGAATTGTTATGAGAATG